ATGGAAGACAACGGAATCCTGGAGCAAGTCCCCGGCCTGCACGTGTCCGAGGCCAAGCAATCGCTCCCGCCGGCCGCCACCGCCGAAGATCGGGACTATCCGGTGGAGATCGACGCGGGCCACGCGGGCCACGTCCGCCTCTTCTTCCGCAAGCAGAAGGCCAAGCGCGGAAAGTTTAGCCACTGGTTCTGGGTGGCGGTGCGGGCAGAGAAGGCATGAGCGACTACATCAACACCCCGTCCGTGCGCGACATCTGGATCCGCGCCCTGCCGGCACTGGCCGGGGTCAAGAACGGCGACTACCTGAGCATCCAGCGCCTGCGCGATGCCTTTGGCTTGGAGGGTGGGCAGAAGCTGCGCGACGTGCTGGCTGCCGGCGAGCGCGACGGGCTGCTGATTATCGACCGCGGCGCCACCCCGACGACCTACCGCGCAACGTTCATCCTGGAGCGCGGATTACGCGCGGTCAGCGAGGACTTTTAGCCAGCAGTTCGGACTTCTTCTGCCCGCCCGCCGTGCTGCCGAAGTAGTACGCAATGATGCTGGTCCAGGCGGTGCCCAGCGAGCCCAGCAGGATGTACAGCGGCTCCTTGCTGGCGGTCGGGATCTCGGCGAAGACCATGACCGACAGCATGCCGAAGAAGCCGGCGGTCACCAGGTAGGCCAGGATGCGCGGCGTCCAGTCCTGGCGTTCGACCTCCCGCTGGCGCGCGCTGGCGCGGTCATCGGCCTCGATCTTGGCCAGGTCGGCCTCGCTCTTGAACCCCAGTTCGGCCATGCGCGCCGAGAACTGGAATTCGGCCTCCTTGAGCGCGCGCAGGGTGTCCGGGCTGGCCGTGGCCAGCTTCTTGGCGATTTCGGCATCCGAGGCATTCGCGCCCAGGCCCAGCGCCTCGGTAATCGCCGCCACTGCGCCGCCGGCAAGCGGGCCACCCAAGGCCGTCGCCAGCATCGGCGCCAGGTTGCCCAGCGCGCCCTTCCAGTCGAAATTCATCATGCGTCCTCAGCGGCGTACCGCAAATTGCCGGCCACCCGGCGGGCCCACCCCTTGCCGAACGTCGGCCAGGTGGTCAGCTTTGTGTAGAACTCCAGCCTTTCAGCGTTGAACCGCGCCAGCACGTCCGGTACGGACATGGCGCGCACGACTCCCAGCGTCACCGGGCCGACAACGCCGTCGTCCGCCACATCGACAGCGCGCTGGAGAAAGCGTATGGCCTGGCCGATCCCGTGATTGACCGCGGCGTCGAACAGTTGGAACGCGATCGCGCCGTCGTACTGATCCGCCTTGGCCCGCTCCCAGTACGCCCGCCGATAGATGCCCTTGGCCTGATCGCGGCTCAGGTCGCGCATGGCGCCGCTGTATCCGGCCTCGCGCGCCGTGCGCAGCGTGATGCCCCAGTTCGTCTCACCGCCCGGGTCATCTGGATGGTTCACATAGCCGCCTTCGTGCCCTATGAGGCGGTCGAATGCCTGGTCAAAGTTCATTTCAGGTATTCCTTCAGGTTCTTGATGAGCATCCACGCCAACCCACCCAGCGCGGCCCAGGTGCTGCCTTTGATCAAGTGCGTGATGACCTCGCGGCGGATCTGCTGGCGCTGCTCTTCGCGCTCGATGATCAACTCGTGGTAACGGCGATGCCCGTCGTAGTCCCCGCCGGGGAAGCCGGTTTTCACGCTGGCCGACACTGCCAGCATCTCCTTTTGCAGGGCGTCGAATTTCGCGTCGGTTTCTCGGCGCGCGTCCGCCTGCATCTCGTGAAGTGCGACCAGGATCGCCTTCGCGTCCTGGCTCAAGCCCGGGGCTTCAACAGTCACCCTCGTCCCCTATAGACGTAAAAAAGCCCCAACGAAGGGGCACGGTGCGAGTCGGGTAATCGATCGCCGGCTATTTCTGGCTGGCGAGGACGAAAAGGTCATCGAGCTGCGCATCCGTGCCGCCGACTTGCGCCCACATGGCGCGCAGGAATGCGCTGGAGCGCTCGTACACCGGGGAGTTGAATTCGATCTCGGCCTTGCGCTTTTCGACAGGATCCGCGATGCCTTGGATCAGCGCTTCCACGTCCGCCAGCTTGCCCACCTCCAGCATGGCCAGATTCGCCTGGCGCCACGACACCGAGGTCGGGATGGCCAGCTTTGCGACGTGGTCGGCGTAGGCCGCCTGCGTCGCCGAGTTATTCCACACCGCCATGATTTCCTCGAAGGTCGGCTGCTCGATGTCTTCGAAGTCCCATCTGGCGATGTACGCATCCTCGAGCTGCGCGTCCCCGACTATCGGCATCAAGACGATGTACTTGCGGCCGTGGTCATACACGGTGATCTGCGGATAGATCCGCCGGATGCAGAAAATCATTTGTTCATGCGTAATCATTGCGGTCCTCCTAGATCATTTTCAGCGTGACGCCGCGAAGGTAGACGATCGCGGAATTGTTCACCCGACGCATTCCGATCATCACAAACGGGTTCGGGAAGTCCACCTGGCTCGGTTCCACCAACTGGATAAAGTAGGTCGGGCCGGCCTCAACGATCGCCCCATCGTGCTGCACAAGGGCGCCCTTCGTCGCCTTCGTACTGGGATCGAAATTCCCGGAATGCCACAACGCGCCCCGATACACTCCATCTGCCGCAGCTTGAAAGAACGATCCGTCCCAGGTCACGGTGACAGGTGTTGCGTTTGCCGCAGACACATAGTTCCCGGTTGCCTGCTTCCCGTTCAGCCCAGCATCCAGCTGAGCCTTGGTCACGACATGAGCCGGGGCCGTGGCCGCCTTCGCAATTAGGTTCTTTGGGTTTCCTACCGCGTCCAAGACCATCACCGCCGTGGTGTCGGCCCGCGACAGCAGAATCTGTGCAGCGTCGGCGCCGCTTACCGCCAGCGAGATGACGGCGTCGCCTACTGTGGAACTCGCCGTGCCTGCGATGATGGCCGCGTTGGCGAAGCCGGACTGGTTGTCCTTGTAGACCGACACCTGTCCGTTGATGATGCCGCCGGTCGTCGGATACGCCCGCGTGAACATTTCAGCCTCGGTAATCCACGCCGTGTTCGAGGGATCACGGCGCTTGATGAGCTGGTTTGCGGAATCCGCCCACTGCATGTACGGAACCGGAGTCACCGGCGCCGAAGCCCCGGCGAAATTGACGGCGAGTTGGCGCGTGAATGCAAAGCCGGTCCGCAGATAGTCATCCAGATTCGGGCCCACCGTCTCGTTGCCCGTGGGACTATTCGCTGCGGGGTTCGGGCTCAGATCCCCAACGTTTGAAGGTACAGGCATATCGTCACCAATAAAAATGCCGCCTTGCGGCGGCGGTTTGATCGTAGAATTTGCGGATGAATTTCGATCCAATCCTATTGGGATATCTGGCGGCGGCCGTCATCCTAGGGGCCATAGACGCCTGGCGCCGAAAGTAAGCCGCCCGCGGCGGCCGCGCCCGGCAGCAAGAACGGCGCGCTGACGCTCCCCTGACGCCTCATTTCCTCAGCAAGCAGCCCCGGCAGCACGTTCTGCGCGCCGCGCTGGCGCATTGATATCTCGATGTTCCGCAGCGGCGTCAGCAGCGCCGATTCGCCGAAGGGGACCTTCCCCAGCACACCCTTCAGGAAGTCATAGCCGCGGCCTGCCAACAGCGCCCCGGAATTGCTGTTGTTCACGGCCGACCCGACCGGCTGCGCCTGCATGTAGCTGCCCACGCGGCCCACGGCCCGAAGCTGCGCGATTTCCGCCGGACTGAAGAACTGGCCCAGCTTGCGGTTGCCGATCGCGTTGAGGGCCTTGTTGTAGGCAGCCGCGCTGAACTTGCCGACCTCGTCCGCCGCGCCATTCAGCGCCTTGCCCTTCAGGTAGTCGACCAGGTGATCGCGAACCGCGCCGACCGCCTGCTGGTTGTCGCCCAGCCCTCGGCGCAGTGCCGCCACATCAGCCGCCGTGGCGCCCTTCCCCAGGATAAATCGATTCACGAATTGATCGGGCGTTGCAGTCCCATCGAACACTGCGCGCAGCGCTGGGCTCGCCTCGACGTTCTGCATCATCGCCCGATTGGCCGCGCGCGCCTGGTTGAATGCCGCGATGGCCTCTTCGCCGAGCTGCGGCGTGCCGGCGGCGGCCGGCAGGTTGCCGGGGTTCACCGCGCGCGCGCCGGCAGCGCCTGTCTGCTGCCCCAGGCCAAGCACGGGCGTGCTGTCCAGTTCGTTGCGCACCACGCCCAGGGCCATACGAACCTGGCCATCGGAGGATGCCCGCTGCAGGTTGCCCATGGCCGTCTTCAGCTGCTCAGCGTAGTCGACCGTGAACGGCACTTCACCGCGGGCGATCCGATTGAGGTGGTTGCGCACGTCCGCCGGCAGCGCGCCGCCCAGCAGCCGGTCGTCCAGGGCCTGCGCGGTGCGGGAGGTGAACGAGGCCCCATCCAGCGGGAAGCTGCGGCCCGCGCTGTCCCGAGCGTTCGAATACAACGCGCTGACGTTGCTGCGCTGGGCGTCTAGGTTGCGCGTCAGCGCGCCGATCGCGGCCTCCCCCGCATCGATCGCTTCCGGCGCACGTGCGGCGCCCGCCTCGTTCAGGCGACTGATGAGAGTGGCGTTGTTCTCGTTTTGCATGCGCGGCAGGCCTGCCAGCTGATCGTCGGCGCTGTTCGCGGCGATCTTGGCTAGGTTCTGCTCGCGCGTAAGTTGCACGGGGTCCAGTGTGATCGACCCGCGCGTCGGCGTCGCGCCCACGGCTCGGAAGTCAGCCAGACGCCGCACCGCATCCGGGCGCAGTTCGCGGCCCGTGCGCAGCGCGGCTTCCATTTCCGCGCGCAGCCCGCGGGCGACGTTCGCCGGGATCGTGGACAGATCGATGCCAGCCTCATCCATGAGGCGATTGAAGCGGATATCGAGGTCCGCCGGCCGGGCCGCCATACGCGTTGCGGCGTTGCGCGCGGTGTTGGCCAAGCTGCTGCCGGCCATGACAGCGCCGCCGCCCAGTAGGCCGCCGGCCAGCGAGGCGCCGAACTGCCCAAGCGCGCCGGCGCCGTTCTCGCGCGCCATGCCGCCCAGTGTGCCCGCGCCGGCAGCAGATCCCAGCTGAACGCCAGGATTCGCCGCAAGGCCGGCCATGACGCTCTGCCCGAGGCCGGTAGTACTGGCGGTCGGCAACAGGCCGCCAGCCGCCGCTGCGCCGCCGCTCGCGGCTCCGAGGGCACCCATCATGCCACCGCCGCCAGCCATCAACCTGGCCGCATCGCCGACGATCCGCTCCTGCCGGGTCTCCGGTGCAGGCAGACCCAGCGTGTCCGCCAGCGAGCTCATCGTGCTGCCCGATGGCGCAGCAGGAGGCAGGCCCAGCATGCCCGCCGCCGGGTTCACCACGTACTGGCGCAGCGGCTCGGTCACCAGTTGCGACGCCTGGCCAAGCCCTTCCAGGCCATACCGGGCGGTCAGGCCGAGTTGCCGCGCCCATTCGGACGGCGAGCCGATGCCGTCGAAGAATCCCTTTTTCTCAGGCCCGGGCGTCGGCGCAGCCGTTCCGCCCATTTCCACCCGCAACACCCCATCAGGGCCGCGGCCCGTCGACGTGTTGCCAGGCGCGGCCTCTTGTGCGCGCTGCTGCTCCTGCGCGGGCGCGGCGGGCGCGGCGAACTGCTGGTTCAGCTGCTCCCACGGGTCTGCCTCTTGGCGCGCCGGCGCTGCGCTCTGCTGGGAGAACTGCCGGTTCAGCTCGTCCCAGGGGTCATTCTCTTGTGCCATACCTGCCCTCACCTTCTGGATGTAGCCCCGTGTTTCGGCCGGAGCATTCTCGATGCCCTTGCGCTGCAGGTTCCCGATGCCCCAGTTGTACGCGGCCAGCGCGCTGTCCAGCCCGCCCGTCTGGTCGATCATGTCGCGGTACATCTTGGCCGCACCCGCAGCCGCCTGCGGCAGGTTGTTCGGATCCGAGACCCCGTACTGCGCGGCTGTCGGGTCCATGAAGCCGAAATGCCCCTTCGCGCCCTTCGGCGAGAGCATGTTCTGGCCGCGGCTCGACTCGGCCGCCCAGACGCTATCCAGCAATCCGGCCGGCAGGCGGTACTGCTCTTCGAGCGACGCGAACAGGGGCTGAGCCATTACCGGCGCTCCTGCGAACGGTACGGGGCCAGGATCGGGTCGTTCCATATCGATCCCTGGATCTTCCGCCACTCCCGATCCACCTTCGTCAGGTCGCCCGAGCGCTGCGCGAGCGGTAGCGCCGCCTCGTAATACTGGGCCTTGCGCATGCGCTGATTGGCCTGCGCCTGCGCGAAGTCCACGATGAACTGGTTGGCGGCCGGCGTGTTGGACAGCCGCGCGAACGTCTGGCCGGCGCGCTGGGCGTCGCCTTCGGTTTGCGGGCCCTTCTGGAGCATCAGCGCGTTCTGCAGTCGGTCCATGGCGATGGACTGGAACTTCTGGGTATCACTCGCATACTGAGATACCGATTCCGGCGCCACGCCCAGGCTTGTCAGCAGATTCGCCGCGGCCGCCTTCGTCTCGGTGCCCCACCCGGTTTCAAGCGGGATGGTGCGGAACGCTGCCAGACTGCTGGATAGGTCCGATGCCGCCTTGCCGTCGTCCAGCGCCGGCCGATAGCTGTTCGTCAGCCAGTCGTTATTGATGCTCTTGGCAGCGTCCTGCGCGACAGGCCCAGGGTTGTAGCCAAGGCCACCCGCGCGGCCAGGCAGCCCACCACCGGCCGCCGCTGGCGCTTGGCTACCCAGCGCTTGCGCCAGCGCGGCGCGCGGCAGGGAAATGGTGCCGCCACGGCCGTCCGGGACCTGGACAATGTCCAGTTGTGCGCCGGTCAGTTGCTGATCGCGGTTCTGCGCGATGTTGTACGGCAGCTGCGCCGCCGCGATGGCGCCAGCCCGCGCACCCTCCGCGCCGGCGTTCGCAGCGCTGTAGCCAGGGATCGGAAGCACCGAAGGCGAACCGTCCGGCCCGTAGATGACCTGCATGCCCTCGGCCACCTTCGGCACAAACTCCATCGCGCCGGTCATCGGGTTGCGGTAGGTAGCGCCAGCTTCACGCTTTGCCCCTTCGTTCGCATACTTGAGCTGGTCCAGCAAGTCCGGGCCGCCCATGGCCTTGAGCATCGTCACGTCCTGCAGGCTGAGCGGGAATGCACCAGCGCCAGAACCGGCCCCGCTCGGGCCAGCGGCCTGGGCCGCGCCTTGGCCGCCACCGAAGCGGGACGATAGAAGAGACTGAATCCCCCGCTGCTTCGCCGCATCCTGCTCCAGCTTCCCGATCTGCGCTTGGCGGTAAGCATTTTGCATTTCGAACTCGCGGGCGTTCTGCATACCCTGCGCGGCGCCCATCATGCCGGACGCCAGGGCCGGCCCGAAGGCGCCATAGTTGCCGTTCGCGCCGGCGAGCAGGCCCGCGCCCAGGCCGAGCAACCCCATCGACATGGGGTTGTTCCCGTCGTTCGCATAGAGCGAATCCAAGAGACCAGCCATATCAGTACCCTCCCCGGAATAGATCCACCGCCGGCGTGAAGCTGAAGCCCCCGCCCTGCGGCGCGAACAACTGCCCCACCTGCGGCGTCGCCATGGTCATCTGACCGCCCGCGCCCGCAGCGCCGCCATTCAATTGCTGCAATTGCTGGTTCAGCGTGTGGAGCCCGCCGATATCGCCGCCGTAGATTGCCCACTGCATCTGCTCGTAGAGGTTTTTGCGCTGCTGGTCAGGCGTCAATTGCGGGGTGGCCTGTGCGGCTTGCGGGTCCATATCGCCCATCACCCCGCCGAGAAGTCCGTTCATTGGAGGCCTCCTAGAATTTGATCAAGCAATCCCGATGTGCGATTGATCTGGCGCGGCGCAATCTGGGGAGCAATCTGCGAGAACAGCCCCCGCATGTTCGCGCCACCGCCGCCGCTCATCATGGGCATCTGCTGGGGCGACGGCTGCTGTTGGCGTTGCTGCTGCCCGAGCATGTTCTGGCCCAGCTGCATCCCGTCCATCGCCGAGAACGGGCTGGCCGCAGCCGCGGTTCCGCCCAGAGTCGCCGCGCTGGTGCCGCTGGCGCCCATGCCCATCCCGGCCGTTCCCGTGCCGAGCCCCTGCATCAGCGGAGTTGCATAGGCGCCCATGGTGTTGAATGTGCCAGTGCCCAGGGCGCCCATACCGCCTGCACCCAGCCCCGCGCCCGACCCGACGCCAGCGCCGCCGGCCGCGCCCGCGCCGCCGGCACCACCCATTCCTGCTGCACCAGCTAGCGCCGGAGCCGCGAACATGCTGCCCATGGCGATGCCGACCGCGTCCCCTGGTTTGTCCCGGATCACGTCGCCCACGCGATCTACGACCGGAATGCGGCGCACGGGGTTGATCGTCTCGTCGATCCGATCGAACGGGGTGATGATCTTGGACCCCACCTTGTTTGTCAGCTCGGGGATCTTGTGGCTGGTCAGGTCGACCCACTTGTCGCCCAAGCCGCCGGGCAGCCAGGCCAAAGGATCGGTGTATTTCTGGATAGGCGCGCCGATTGCGCCGATGATCGATTCGTTGTTGCCGGAATCGAAAAGCCCGTCTAGAAGTCCCATTGCCGCCCCTTATCCGAACAGGCCGCCGAGCAGGCCTATGCCGCCACCAATCGCCGTACCCCACGGGCCGAACATCGACCCCATGGCCGCGCCACTGGCAGCCCCGCCGAGCGCACCCGCCGTCCGGTTGGTCTGGTTCGGGTTCGGCCCGACCTGACTGCGCGCGATGCCGCCTCCGGTGGCGCCGGTGATACCGTTCGCAAGAATCTCCAGTTGTCGATACGGCTGATCGGCATACTGCTGCCACCGGGTCAGCGCGTCGTTGAGTTGGCTCTGGTTGTAATCGCGCTGGATATCGCCAACGCCCAGCAGCGCCTGGTAGTCCTGGTAGTCCGTATTCGCAATGCTCGGCGCCAGTCCAATGGCCTGCATCTGGCGCTGGCGCTCAGCGTTCCACAGAGAATCGCCGCGGGCCAGCTGCGATTCCACCAACTGCGAATTGCGCGCCAGGTCCTGCCCTGCCATCTGCCGCTGCATGTCGTAGTCCTGCATGCGCATGCCGCTACTGGCGTTCGAGAGCGCGTCGCCAAGCGCGCGGTTTTGCATGTCCTGCGTCTCCTGCATCGCGGACCCTCCGAAGGCGCCCGAGTTGCGGAACTGCGCCAGCGTCTGCGCACCCGTGCCGGCAGAGTAGTTGCGCGCGATGTCGCCCTGCGTCTTCTGGATGGCCTGGTCCAGGTAGGGATTCGCGCCCGCGTAGGCGTTCTTTTGACCCGTGTAGGGGTTCTCCAAGGCGCCCCGCATGTACTGGCCCTGGAGGGTCGATGTGATCCCCGTTTCGGCCGCGTTGACGCTCGGAGAACCGTTCATGGCACGATCGCGAATCCCGCCCATCGCCGCCCAGTGGTCGGGCGTAAGCCCGGCCGTCAGCTCGCCGCCATATACAGGGAGTGGCTGGCGCGACAGATCGCCCGACCGGCCCATCAGTTCCACGGCATACGGCTGGACGTACTTCGGCAGCTCAACCTTCGTAGAGGTCGTGCTGCTGCCCCCACCTTTGAACGCCGGCCGGCGGCGGCCAAAAGAAAAGCCCCGATCACCGGGGCCCTTGTCGGACGGGTCATAGAACCCGCCATCATCGCGATATCGACTCATATGTCACACCTCACCACTTGATACGCCACATGGAACCCCAGGCGGCACCAGAGCCTGGCGACGGCCGGCGGACAATACCCCTGGATCTTGCTTGCGCCCCGCTCCTTGAGCCAGGCTTTCAATTCCGAAACATCGCTCTCGCGCGCGAACAGCCGCCGGCCGCCCGTGGCGATGAAGTTGGCGACGCGGCAGTTCGGGTACTGAATGAATTCGATGGCGAGGGCCCCGACCACCGCATCGCCCTCCACCACCAGAACCAGGTCGGCCTGGCGCGCGGTGATCAGCATGCGCAGCTGTGACAGATCCAGCTCGCCCTCGCCCTTGCTGAGCGCCGCGCCGAGCAATGGCGCGACCTCCGGCCAGATCGCATCGAGCCGGGACGGGTCGAAATACGTGAGCCGTCGCATCAGTTCCCCGTAAGCACGCGTTGCTGGCGCCACACGCCGGGATTGCCGTTGGCCACGCATATCCAGCCCGTGATCACGTACTTGGCCCCGGGAGTGCCGGCCTCGACCGGCGCCACGTTGCGGATCACGTCGCCCTGCTTGAAGTCGCCGGTCGTCGGCGGCGCGGCCAGCGCGTTGTACGCGGCATCTACCCGGCCTTCGGCCATGTTGTTGACCTGGATGGCCATGCCAGACCAGAGCCGAGAAATGGCAAACGTCAACTGCTGCAGGTAGCTCACACCGTCCTTGGCGGCCGGCAGGTTGGCGTCCGATGGAACTTTCATCATCGCTCTCCGTCCGTCTGCAACCGCGGCTCGAAGCCGATCATTTCCAGGTTGCCGGTGTAGGTCATCTGCGCGCGGTGAAAGCGCGCCGACCGCAGCACATCGAATTTCCCATCAGCCATTACCGAGGACACGCCATACTCCAGAGGCATGCCGACGCCGCTGTGGTGGAACGTCTGGCATGCTCCGGTGGCTGGGTTCTGCGCGAACCGCACGCGGATCCCCTGGAGCGTCGAGTACTGCCAGTCGTCGCCGAAATCGCCCGTCATGGCCATGGAGTTCTCGCCGTCGCCCGTCAAGGACATGACCTTGTGGCTGGTGTCCACGATCGCCGGCACCACAGAGGCGGCCAGCCAGAACGGCGAGTCATAAGGGATTGCCGGCAGGTCGTCGTAGGTCGCGTACAGGGAGCCCAGCGTGTCGTAGGTGATTTGCGCCGAGGCGTAGTCGATGACAGCCTCAATTCGACGGTTCGCCCTGCCCCATTGGTTGCGGCGGTAGTTGTAGACGATGGCCGAGTCGACCGACCCGTCGACGCTGGAGTTGGACGGGTAGTACCAGGTGACCAGCCCGCTGATGGGGTCGTGCTGCCCGATGATTCGATATCGAAAATTCTGGTTCAGGTCGCGGAAGAACCACGTTTTCACTGAATCCCCGATGGCCTGCGGCCGCGTGCCGTCGAAGATGTAGAAGTTGTCCCAGCCGATGAACACATGCGCCGTGCCGATGGACACCACGCATTCCTGATTGGTCGCGCCGATCTCGCCCGGCACCATCTGCCAGGCCCAGACCACAGGCGGCCCCTGGTAGCGGCCGATGTACATGGACCGCTCCTTGTAGGCGATCATGTCGCTGCCCAGGGCGCGCCCGGCGCGGATCTCGCCCGGAGAATCCAGCAGGCGGCCGGTGGCGCATTGCGATGCGATCGACGGCGTCCAGACCGTGTGATCGTAGATCCCCGAGCACCACCAGCGGTCCGGGCTATCCCCATAGGTCGGGTCATCGGTGTTGAACGCGAACACAAAGCCCTGGGTGGCCTCGATGATCTGGGCCTTGGGCGCGCCGGCGATGTCCGAGAACGCGCCGGCTACGCTCTGCTGGATCGGATCGGCGCTGTTGCTGGCCAGCGAGGCGTTGCCGAATTGGGCGAAGCGCCACCGGTTGTCCGTGATCGTCGTGTAGCCCCCGGCGCGGGACACATTCACCCACGCAAACGCCACCCGCTCCCACAGCTGGGTCGCCATCCCTACGATCAGCCGCTTGCCGTTGTCTAAGCGCGTCAACGCCGCGGCGCCGTGTGCGGGGCTGGGGAGCGGCGGCAGCATCGCGTCTACCGCCCTAGGCGCCGCGCGCATGCCCTTCGTGCCAGGGATGAGCATCGAGCAATCCGTGATGACGCCCGGCGTCGTCGGGTCCAGGTCGGGGGCAAAGCCGATGAAGGGAATCACGACCGGATCTCCAGCGAACCGCCCGAGAATCGCGCCTTGTCGCTCGACGCCTGCAGGTCACCCAGCGCAACCTGGAGCAAACCGCGCCACGTCTCTATGCGGGGATCGTTTTTCAGATACGGCTCAGCCTCAAGGAGCGAGCTATACAGGTAAATGTCCGGCCCGTCCGCCAAGAGCCAGTTTTGTGGCGCGGCGTCCGTCAGTGCCGGGATGCGCGCGTAATAGGTGTATGCCAGTTCCACGGTGGTGGCGATGCGCGACCCCACCACCAGGGTATTGCCGCGAATGGTGTAGAAATCGCCCTCGAAGCGGTTCATCCCCCCACTGCGCTCTTGCATCTGGTCGCTGGTGACAAACCGCAGGGGAGTGCCGTCCACCTTCGGTTCACCGCGCAGCTCCAGCCAATCGCCCAGAATGGTCACCACCGGGGCGGAAATCGTCTGCGCCATGTTCCGTTCCATCTGGCGCACCCGCAAATTGCGGTTCAGGCGCGCTTCGGCCAGGGTGATCAGGTCAGGCGCGACGGCGGCCAGGTCGGTGCGATTCAGCCAGCGCCCGATCGAGGCCTGCAGCTCCGCATAGGTCGTGATGCTCATACCCGGCCCCCATGGACACGAAATGCCGCGTTCTCGGGGTCATTCACGCACTCGCGCAGCAGCCGCACGTCCTGCATGACCGCGTCGAAGGTGACGCCGCGCTTCTGCGCCCAGGCATTCACCACCACGATGGGGATTTCCGCCACATGGCGGTCGCCGTTCGCCGCGCGCGTCTGGCCTGAAGCGGCCAGGTTATGCGCGAAATCGACAATTTTCTCCACGTCAGCCACGGTCTGCAGCCCAACCTTGCCGTCTGCCTGATGGAAGATGGTCTGCGTGCCGCGCGAGGCGGAAAGAAGGTGTTTTTCCATAGAAAAGGCCCCCGGTTATTGGCCGGGGGCCTTCCGTCAGGGTGGGCTTAGGTCAGGTCGCGCACCGCGAAGTTGGACGCTTCGTTGTTGCACTTCAGCGTCCACTCGGTGTTGACCATCTTCTTGACGTTGTCGCCCGTCTTGGCCAGCTCGGTCGACTTGAACGGCCGCAGGGTCAGCACTTCCCAGCCCTTCGGATCGATGCCGAAGACATCGCGCGCGCGCTGGTAGCGGCTGTTCACCACCTTGTAGGTGCCGTAGTCGCCCTCATACACCGCGATCGTCGCCGTCAGCTCCTTTTCGTTGATGGCGTACTGCTTCTGGGCGCCAGCGTTGAACGCGCTGAAGACCGGGCGCTGCGCCGCGGGCAGGAACAGCAGGGTAGGATTGCCGCCGCTGACCCAGGCCTTGGTGGCGGCCTCGACCAGCAGAACTTCGGTGAAGGCGCGCTGCGTGCCGTCCGTCGGCGCGGTGTTGGCCACGGGGTCCGGGTCCACTCCGTCACTGGCCTTGCTGGTGTTGGTCTTGATGTAGCCCAGCACCCCGCGCGACTGCGGCGCCGTGGCCGCGGCGGCAGCGATCGCGGTGGTGTTCTGCAGGGCAGCGAATTCGATGTCGCGCTTGAGCTCGACCATCTTTTTCACGTCCTGGTAGGACACTTCCGACTTGCGGCCGGCCTTGTTGACGACTTCCTGCGTGCCGGTGACGGCGAAGGTCTTCTCGGAGATTTGCGTGCGGTTGCCCAGGCGGATCGTCGGCGTGATCACCTGCGGGGTCGGCTCGTTGCCCTGCACGACCTTGTTGTTGGTCGCGGCTTCCAGGGCGTCCGTCTGCCATTCCTCGTAGACGGCGCTGGCCTTGCCCTTGCCGATGGACGAAACGAACGGGGTTTCTTCGGGCGAGATGTTGTAGATCGCGTCCGAAAGCGCTTCGCGGTTGCCGACCGCGTCGAAAGTGGCGAAAGAATTGGCGAGTTTTGCCATGATTACCTCACTTGTTGGCGGCGTTCATGAGCACGGCCATCGCCTCGATCGAGGGACTGGCGTTGAAGCTCTTGACCGCCTTTTGCACGGTGGTGGTAGGGACGGAACGGGTCTGCGGGGCCGGTTTCGGCGCCGCCTGCACCTTCTTGAGCGCCGCGGGCTTCTTCGCCTGCAGTTCGCGGTACTTCATCGCGTCATGCAGCACCCGGATATGGCGCGGGTCGGTGATCGTCGACATTTCCTCGGGGGAAAAGCCATACTCCCGCCCCGTCACGTTCAATTTCTGAACCAGTTCCTTGCCGAATCCCGGTATCGCGGCCGGCCCCGTGGAAAGCTCAGCCGCCGCTTGCTTTTGAGCCGCCAGGAAAGCCTGGTTCTGCTCGTGAGTGCGGGCCTGCTGGGCGTCCTGGAGACGGGCGGCCAACCCATCCCGCTGCTTGGTGGCCATCATCAGTTCGCTCACCGCGCTGCTGTAGCCGGTCGGGTCGTCGTAGCGGTTGATCTGGGCGATGTTCGCCTCCAACTGCTGGATAATCCGATGCTGCAATTGCAGCGCGCCGATGTCCTGCGCGTACTGGTGAATCTGCTGGAACTGCTGCTGTACCCGCTCGTTGAACGAATCACGCTCACGCGACAATTCCTGCGTCTTGTGCGTGTAGTCCTGGTTGCGCATGTAGCCAGCCTTCAGCTCGGCCACAGGCGCAGCGAACTTTTCACCCGAGCCCGTTTCCCACTCGATGACCTGCTCATCCGACAACTCCCCTGCGGGTTGGTCGTCGGGACTGCCGTCAGGATCGTCCTGCGGGTCTTCCTCCTGCTCGTCGCTGGGCTGGCCTGCGCTGTTCGCCTCCCCTTCGGGTTGGGCGGGATCGCCTTCCGGCAGCTCGGTGTCGTCCGGCTGCTCCCATTGCTCTGCAAGTTGCTCGATGGTGGTGGTTTCGTCCATTGCAAATACCTCGTGAGGTTTGACTCCGACAACAAAAAGGCCCGCTATCTGCGGGCCGATCGGTTGGTCTTTCTACGGGCCGCCATCAAAGGCTGGCGGCTTGCCCAAGAAATCATTCGTGCTGCGTCCCGTCGCTGTACGTCGCCAGCGCGTCGCCCGCGGCCAGGCGGATACCGCCATACCGGCCTGCGTGCACGCGCTCGTCGGCGTCGGGGTGGGTGATCAGGGTGACGACGATGCCCAGCGCCATGGCGGCGTCCTCGTGCCGCGTGATGAACACGCCCAGCGGCTCGGCCGGTACAGGCGCGGCGGGCGGCGGCGCTGGTTCGGCAGGCGGCTCAGCAGGCGCGGCGACCACGGGCTCCAGGGCAGCCCCCGGCTCCGGCGCCGGCGGCGCCATGGCGGCGTCCTCGGGCGGCGTCAGGGTCTGGGTTTCGTCTTGCGGCTCGGCGGCCGGGGTCGGTTTCTTAGCCACGGACATACTCCATTGCACGGGCCAAGGCGCTCTTGCGCTCTTCCTCGGCCTTCAGGTGGGCGGAAACCAGTGCGCCGGTTTCCATGTGGGTCTTCAACGCCAGTTCGAACTTCTCGGCAACCTTGAAGAAGCGGAAAAGGTGCTCACGGCCCTCGGTGTCGCGCGCGGGCGATGCCTGCCAGGCGGCCAGAAGCTCCGCGCGGATCGCGGCCAGGGCTTCCGCTACCAGCGGGTCTTCGAGGATCAGCCGCGCGCGCTCGGCGCGGGCCAGGTCAATACTGTCCTTGGTGTCCATATCCCGGGCTCATGATGGGCTGCAGCGTGCTGCGCAGCTCCTGACGGTCCTTGCGCTCCTGCTCGTCGGCAGCCGTGGCGGCCTTGACCAGGGAATCGCGGTTCTTGATGTCCAGCTCGGCCTGCTTCTGCTGCAGTTCCACCATCTTGATCTGCAGTTCGACCTGCTTGATTTGCAGGTCCATCTGCTTGCCGGCCAACTGGCCCTGTTGTTTGACCTGCTCCGTCTCGACCTGGGCCTTGGCCAGGACTTCCTCCGGCGACGGCGGCGGCGGATCCTTCGGCTTGGCGTTGGCGGGGTCGGTGAAATACAACTCGGCGCCCTTGATGCCCATTGCCTTCATCAGCTGCTGCAGCGAGTGGTAGACGTTCGTCTCGTCGGCCAAGCTGGAGCCCGCGCCGATCGCCTGCTGCTGCATGGCAATGATGCTCTGCCAGACGCCGACCTGCTCCGACTTGTCCCCCGTCCCGAGCCCGACGTTGATGGTCACGTCCATCTCGTGCGACCACTCGCGCGGGTCGAAGGCCACGAACTTGTTGCGCAGGCGCACCACCGCGGCCTTGTCCTGGTACTGGCACACCAGGCGCAGCACCAGGCGATACAGGTCCTTGACGCCCGTCTCGGCGAAGATGCGGGCGATCATCAGCATGCGCTTATCGCCCTTGCCCATGATCTTGGTCACGCCCGTGGCGGTCTTGTTAAGGCTGTCGGCGTCCAGGCCCTGGTTGTAGCGGGTGACGCCCGTGCGCGCCTCGCGGCGGCTGTCCATGAACTCGATGCCCTGCAGCGCTTCGCCCGAGACGTTCGTCGTCTGGAGCGGGCCGGCGGCATTGACCTGCTTCATGCGCACCACGCCGCCGATGCGGTTCGAAAGCAAGTCATCCAGGTTCACCTGGCCATCGACCGCATAGGTGCGCGGGTTGTTCGCCAGGTACAGGGAGTCCAGGTATTGGCGCTGCAGGGCCGTGTTCGTGGTCTGGATCGGCGCGACCGGGTCGGCCAGCGCCATGCCGTAGACCGAATGCGGGATGGGAATGGGCGTCAGCAGGCAGTAATCCGGGCCGTCGTCCGCCTCGACGTTCTTGAGCGTCTTGTTGCCGCCGCGCAGCACGTAGCGCCATTCCGCGATGCCGTCGCCGTCGAAATCGGCCTTGATGTAGCCGCAGAACAGGACGACTTCCTCGGTCGACTTGTCGACGCTCTCGGGCTCGCCCAGGCGCCAGGTGCTCGATTCATGCTCGGCGCGCTCCTTGAGCGAGTCGCCCGTCTCCAACACGCGGTAGTTGTAATCCTGGACCTCATAGGCCTCGGCACGGTCGATGCCCATCTCGACAAGGTCGGAACGGGTGAACGGCCGGATCTCACCCTGCAAGATGGCGTCCGCCTGCTTGGTGGCGCGCTTGGAGATGATGAAGGTTTCCGGCCGCACGCCGTCGATGCACACCTTGCCTGCCGGCCGCGTCACCTTGATCTCGACGTCGTAGAGCATCTTGGGAGGCTGCTCCAGCATCTGCTGGACCTGCTGCGCCTGCTCGGGCGGCATCGCCTGCATCTGCTGCATGGCCTGCTGCCGCTGCTCCTCGTCGGCCGGGTCCGGGCGCCCTTCCTGGGCGACGATATCGACGCCCTCGGCATCCAGCAGCATCGTCAGCTGCTCTTCCGTCAGGCCGCGATACCGCTCCTTCTTGACCGACTTGGCGGCGTTCCAGTAGGCCCGGACGATCCCCAGCTTGGCCAGAAGCGCGTCCTTGAACCAGGTGTTGAACACTAGGAAACCTGGATTCTGCTTGCGGACCACGTGGTTGATGTAGTCGGTCGCCTGCTCTGCCCCCGGCTCATCCTCCGGTCCGCTCGGTTCGAACTCGCCGATGTTGTCGCCGGCCAGGAAGATCTCCAGCAGGTCCGGAAGCACCGATTCGACCGTTTCGAACACGTCCCAGGACACGACCTGAGAGCGGCCCTCGACCTCGTTGCCCAGCGGCAGGCCGAGGTAGTACTGGTAATTGCGCTCGCGTTCGCCGCGGATCGCGGAATCCTGCCAGAAGACGGACTGCTGGACCTCGTCGTCCACAAGCCCGTCGAAGGTGTCGTCGTCCATCTTGTCCATCAGGCAAGGCCCAGGTTCGGGTAGTTGAGCGGCTGGCTGTAGCCCATGCCGCCAGGAATGGCGAAGGTCAGCGCCAGGGAATCGGCCCGGTCAGGCGACTTGATGCCGCGTTTCTTGGCATCGTCCTTGGACTCGATGAGCAGCTCGCCGCCGCGGTAGGAGTAGCGCAGCGCCGTCATTTCGGCCTTCAGGTCGCCGTCATTGGGAATGGACGCGCCGGCCGCCACCCAATCCTTCATCTGGCGCCACATGAAGGCGCGCAGGTTGTAGTTCTGGCCGTCCGACAGCTTGATGGAGCTGTTGACGTCGGCCACCAGCTCGCCGTACCAGACACGCAGCTTGTCGGCTACGCCAGCGCCGATCCCGATGGTGTCCACCGCGATCTGCTCGGGCCGCTCCCGGAAGGCGTCGATTTCGGTCTTGGCCAGGGCGGCCAGCTGCTCAGTGTCCAGGCTGCCCCGGACTTCCTGCTTGATCAGCACCCGGCCACGCCGGAACGTGATCACCGACTTGTCACCGCCGAAGCGCGCGACGTCGATCCCGACGCGCAGGCCGCCCACGGCTTCCACATCGGCCGGGCCGCGCCCCATGGCGTGATTGACGGTGTCGCCAGGGATCCAGGAATTGGTGACCGACGCGTCGTAGTTGATGTCGATTTCTTGGGCAACGATGACCGGGTCATTCTTCTCGCACTGCTGGCGATACCAGGCCTCGTCCTTGCGCGGGTCGTCGCGCCAGTTGAACGTGAACACCTCGATCTTGCCGCCGAAGCGCTTGCGGTAGAACGGCCCGCCGTTACCGTTGGGCGTGGACACGTCGATCTTGCAGTTGGACGTCTGGGAGAGCGCGGCGTCGATGGCCTCGGCCCGCTCGTAGAAGGCCGATTCGTCCTTGAAGTAGATCGAGGTGCGGTTGCCGCGACCGATGTTGTCGCCCGCCTCACCCACGATCACGGCGCCGGTCTCCGGGTTGGAGATGCGCATGTGCAGCGCGTCGCGGGTCTCGTTGTAGCCGACCGGCCGGAACTCCAGGGGCAGCAGCGCAATGAACTGCCGGACCTTCCAGAACAGCGATTTCGGATCGCCCAGCTTGTCGACGTATTCTTCCTTGCGGCTGCCGAACCCTGCCACCGCGCCCTTGTAGAACGTCCACATCCAGACGGCGAAGCCCACGCAAAGCCAGGACACCCCCATGTCGCGGGACTTCTCGGCCAGGCCATCTTCGCGGCCCTTCCACTTCCGGTAGCAGAACTCGATGAACTCAGCCTGCTTGGGGAACAGGACAAACGGGATGATGGTCGGCAGACCGATCTCGGCGTTGCGCGGGTCGAACGTCATGCCCCAGTCGTTGATGAACTCGGCCGGGTGCGTCCTGTAAAACTCTTTCACGCCGGCCAGCAGGCCGGGATCGGCGCGCAGGGCCGCCAGGCGCTCGGACCTGGTCCGGTAGACCCGGTCATAGTCCGGGGCCCGGAAATCGAACCAATCAAGCGTTGCCGTGGCCGCCATTGATCATCCGGAGATAGGCTTCCCCGGCCTCAACGTTCACGATGGATTCGGTCTGGATCGGCGCGCCGTTGACGCCGGTGTGCTCCTGACGCACGCGCTCGCCGTACACGGTCGGCTCCATCCGGGCCGCGTTCCATTTGCGGGTTTCGATGGCCAGCTTGGCGGCTTGGATCTCGTCGCTGGAGCCCTTCTTCACCTTGTCCGCGATTTCGATCATTTCCTCGGCGAAGGTGTGCGCGCGGTCCTTCAGTGCCGCCTCGTAGAGCGGCTGGATGCCTTGGTGGTTGGTCTTCACCCACAGCATGAACGTCGAACGCGCAGGCCGGCCCTTCTTGCGGCAGGCTTTCACGCACGACATGCCCGCCGAGATATCCGCGCAGATGGCGAGGGCCTGCTCCAGCGCTTCCTCGTCGGTGTATTCCCTGCCGGTGGCCATCAGGCGCTCCAATGAAAAAGCCCCCGCCTCTGGGACCACCAGAGAACGAGGGCTGCAATGAAAAACGCCCGCCAACCTCTCGGTTGCGGGCGCACTTTTCCAGACTTGGCGCAATGCTACTGCCGAATTTCGCGATGTGCAAGCCCGTGTGCCATGCCGTGGGGCAGATCGTCCTCTTCCAGTAGGCCGGCGTCGACGCATCCGGCCGCCAGCCTGTCGCGCGCTTCCTCCCAGAACTCGGCCAGTTGCTCGGGCGTCAGGCGGGCGTTGCGCCACACTCGGGGCCCGATCCGGTTCGCCACGTGCAGCTCGACGGCGACACGCTGCTCCCAGCGGGGGAGCTTGTCGATCAGGTGGTCCATGGCCCTGGCCTTGAAGGCGCGCAGCCTGTCGACAACCTCGTCATCGTCATGCACGTTGCCGGCCGCCGGCCGGGCGTCCCGGAACATCGGCGAGCAGCGCGCATTGCCAAGGTGCGGGCGCTGCGCCGCCGTCCAGTGGTACCAGGTGGTCAACAGGTCTTCTAGCGTCTCGCGGAATGGGTTCTCGATCATTGCCCTGCTCCTTTGCCAGTGATTCGCTGCCAGAAGGTCAATTCAGGTTCGAAGTTCCTGGCGTTCGGCCCGCACAGGTAGGAAAACTCGCGTTGGGCGCTGGCAAAGCGTGGGATCTTCCGACCACTGATCGGGCTTGTCTCAACGACGAGCGGGTGCCAGCAACGCACGAGGTTTTCGTCGAATATCGTGTGCCATGTCATTTCGCAATACCGGCAGTCCTTGCAAAGCTTGATCGGCTCCGTCATCACTCCCCTCCCCGCCGGCCGCCGGAGAGCGACGGCGTGTAAGGCTGCGCCGCACGGGCTCGCGCACCGTTCAGCAGCAGCGACTGCGGCAGGCGTAGGGCTTGGCCGGGGCGCACGCCTGGGACGACTGTGACCGGGCCGCGATAAGGTTCGGGCTCGGGCGGCTCCTGTGTCTTGGATATCTTGGTGACGTAAGGTGCCAGCTCCTTCTCGAACAGCCCGACCAGCGAAGCATTCAGCCAGCGGTCGTATGCCTCCCTGGGCGTCTCGCCGCGGCGCGACATGCCCGCGTCGAAGCATTCCCACAGGCCCAGTTCGTCCTTGCGCAGGCGCGGGCGGATCCGCTGGGCGGGCTTCTCGTGCTTGGCAGGTGCCTTGGTGCGCGGCTTGGCCGGAATCTCCCCGGCCTTCTCCCGGTGGCGGCGCACCAGCTGCGCGATGCGCGTGGCTGTCACGCTGTACTCGCGCGCCAGGTCACACGTGTGTTCACCGCCCAGCCGGCGCTGGACGATCTCCGCGTTGCGCGCGGTCTGTTCATGGGTTGTCATGCTGCCTTCTCCTGTGCCACCGCCCAGTCCAGCACGGCCAGGGCGTCGGCGTCGTTGTCGGTCTCCGGCCGGAAGCCGCGGGCGCGGGCCTGAGCGATCATGGCGGCCTTGTCTGCCCCACCCTTGCCCGTCCAGTGCCGTTTCACGGTCTGCACGTTCGTCCCAACCAGGCCGATGTTGCGGCGGTCCGCCGCCATTTCGACCAGCGCGCGGAAGGCGCCGTAGCAGTGCGCATCCCGCACGCCGGCGTGAAAGCTGACGTGCTCGTAGGCGATCTGGTCGACGCGGTGCAGGTCCAGCAGCTCACCCAGCCAGGACTGGAACCGCAGCCAGCGCTGGCCGGCGCTCCAGCTCGCGCGCGGCGCAAAGCTCTGCGTCCCGTGCACCACCTTGCCGTCGCGCTTGCGCACCGCGTAGCCGGTCTTCGTGCCCAGGTCCAGCGCCAGGATGCAGACATTGACCGCGGCGGCCGGCGCTTCGGGCGCGAACAGGCCGGCCTGGGCAGCATCCAGCCCCAGCGGCCGGGACTGCGCGCGCGCGAAGGTGTCCGGCGCTTCCTGCATGCTCGCCAGCGTTCCCGCCATGGGGTCGTAGGATTCGGTGGGGATGAGGTTCATGCCAGGGCTCCGATCATGTCCAGGGGTTGGCGACGCTTGTCGCTGGTGAATTGCAGGCTGTCCGCGTGGCGCCAGAGGTTGATGCGCCCTTCCCACTCGCCGTGGCGGTTCTTGTCGCAGATGAGCAACGTGTCGGGCTGTTCCAGGGTGTCGGCGGCCACCTCGCCGTCTTTGCGCAATTCAGCCTCGGCGATCCGCTCCTTGCGCTTGTTGCGCCACACGGTGAGCATCTGATCGACCTGGTCGACGATGGCGCCGGAGCCCTTGGCTGAGAACTTGCCGGGGACCTTGTCCTCGTCCTCGCCCTTCTTGGCGTGGTGCACCAGGTGCACGTGCATGCCCAGGTCGCGCGCCAGCGTGCAGAGCATGTCCACGAAATCCTTCTGGCCGTTGTAGTCGTCCTCACCGCGGACGCACTTCATGAGGCTGTCGATGACCAAGTGGCGCACCTTCAAGCGGTCCGCGCAGTAGCGCGCCACGGCGTAGAGCATCGGCGGCGTGACGCTGCCCTGCTGGTCGTAGAGCCACAGGCGATCGCGCGACCAGTCGATGAGGCGATCCACGGCCTGCACGCTGGGACGGCTGTTCATCGCCGTCTGGCGCAGCATGCGCTTGAGCGTCGCCTGGGGTTTCATTTCAAACGAGGCGATGCACACGCGCTCGGCCTGGCTGGCGAAGCCGATGCAGGCCTGGCCGAGCAGTTCGCTCTTGCCGTGGCCGTTGATGCCCTGCCACAGCGTGACCTCGCCCGGGCGGAAGCGCAGCAAGTCGTGGGTCTTGGCCCAAGGGAGCTTTGCCCCGGTGATCTGCTCGCCGTGCTCGACGGCGCGCGCCAACTCGTCGCGCCAAGCCTCGGCCGCCAGCACCTTGGCCTGGGGCTCGGTCGCCGCCATGTACGCCTGGAAGTCGATATCGTCGGAACTGAAAATCTGGCTCATGCCGGGTACTCCTGGGTTTCCTGCGCCGGCTGCCAGATGATCAGGCCCCACGGGCCAGAGGCAATGACCTTGGCCGGTGAGCATTCCGACACCCGGCGCATCAGCTGCAGCGCGCGGCGACGGTTCGGCGCGAGGATGTGGACGACCAGGCCGACCACCACGCGCAGGTCCAGCGCTGCGGCGTTCTCGTCGTCACGGACGTGGATCTCGGGCAAGCCAACCCAGCGACCGTTCGTCATCTGCCCCAGTTGGGCCTCGGGATGCGTGAAGCGCCCGTAGGCCATGCCCTCTGGCACGCAGGACACCCAGACGTCGGCAGGCTGGTAGCCCGCCATGCGGGCAGCAATGAGGGATTGATGGCCGATCACACTGCCCCCACCCATGGCTGCTCACCGGCCGCGCCCGACAGCAGGCTCAGCGAAGCTGGCGGCATTTCATCCTCCCAGCGGCGGCCGTTCAGGTACGTGGCGGGCGCTGGTTCGAAACCGCGTTTCCACTGGTCCGACTCGCACATCGCTTCGACGTGGGCAACGATCTGGTCGGCAATGGACTCCAGCCCATGCCGTTTCCAGCGCTTGCAGCAGTCCGCTTTGTCGACCTTTCGCGGTGAGCGTGGCCAGGCATCCCAGAATCGAACGAAACCGGGCGGCAGCCCCCCCTCGGGGGGTGGGGGGGAGTTATCTTTTCCCGAAGGAGAAGATGAAGATGAAGAAGAAGAGCCGTCACCAAAGGGGGGCTTAGGTGAAGACTTCTGTGGTGACTTTGGTGATACCTTGGGTGATGCATCATTGCCTTCACCAAAGCGCGAGCCTTCGCCACGAATGGTGCGGACATACTCATCCTTCACCATGCGGCTCGAATACCAGATCGGACCATCTTGGGGGGTGACAAGGGTGACGGGTTCGCCTTCCTTTCGGCCACTGCGCGGGGTGTATACGAAGGCATCATCAAGGCGCTTGTCGTCGCCCTTCATGACGCCCTTCGCCGCGATGGATTTCAGCAGCGACACCGGGCAGCCGACTGCCTGAGCTATTTCCTTCAGAGGCCAGCGCAGCACTCCGTACTCTTCCTGGTCGTGCATCAAGCACATCACGTCCAGCCATGCGCCCTTCTCGGCATGCGTGCAGCGGCGCAGGTTGCTGTTGCCGGTCCAGTCGCCGGGGTAGAACTGGAATGACGGGCGCTTCATGCCGCCTCCCTCATGGTGTTGTCGTTCGCCACGATCTTCTGGGTGCGCACGGGTTCCCACCGCGTGTATGCCCAGTTCCAGGTGGCGCGCTTGATTTCTCGGTCGATCCCGCTCTGGTCGTAGAGGGTGTGGCAGTGGTAGCAGGCGGGAACGGTGAAACGGTCGGGCACCTTCAGGCCGGTGCCCTTCCCTTGGTTTTGATGGGCGGGAACGACCGTGGGGTCGTCCTGGTAGCTCTTGCAGCCAGGGAAGTTCAGGTAGCAGGCTTCGCCGCGGCACGCGGCCAGGTACTTGGGTTCATGGCAGGCGCGCTTCTTCGGCGCGCGGCGCTTGATGGCGGCACGCTGGGGGGTTGCCTGCCGCTCAATACCGGCGGCGTAGGGGGTGACCCGCCGGAATCCGGTGGCGCGCAGTGGGGTCTTGCGGGTAAGCGGCGAGCGGCGCAGCATCAGCGGTCCCCTCGCGCGCGGAACTCGACGCCCAGCTCAGCGCCGGCCGCCTCGACCTGTTGCAGGTACTGGGCCATACCCTTGACGGTCAGCATGGTGGTGCTGCCCACCAGCACGCGGTCACCGCGCGGGGTGTAGTCCCATTTGCGGTAGCCTTCCAGGCACAGCTCCGGGTCGAACTCTTCGGGCAGAAAATCGCGCTTGAACTGTTCATGCCAGGACTCGGCCGGGAAGCGCTGCCCCAGCACCCACGCCTGTTCGGCGATGTCCGACAGAGGCCCCTTCCACATCACCGCGTTCTGAGACAGCTTGCGGGGCTTCACGCGCTCACGCACGACGACTTCCAGCGGCTCGTCGGCATCCAGCGGCAGATTGGCCAGGAACGTCTGTGCGGCCGCCTGCTGGCTCGGGCTCAGCAAGATGAAGGTCTTGGGGTTCAGGAGGCGTTGGCGCATCAATGCCTCGTCGAAAACTCGGTGAAGCGGCCCACGACGTTCATCGCGCGCTCCAGCTCAGGGTCTTGGCGCTCGCGCAGCCGCATTTCTTCGTACACCCTCGCGAAGTCCTGGCCATGCAGGCGCATTGCTTCTTCGATGGCGCGCTGGGCGATCTTGAGAGCTTCGTCATACGTCATGCGACCCTCTGAGCGGCAATCACTTCTTGCATGATCGTCAGGCGCCCAAGATGGTTGAGGTATTGGCTCACCGCGTAGTTACCCACCGCGGCCTCAAACGCATTGATCTTTTCGGCCGGCAGGTTCAACCGCGGCGCGCCGCTGGGCAGCAGCGGGTCCTCATGGAGGTAACTGCTGACGTGCTGCGGGTACATGCCGCACAGTTCGGCCAGCGTGCGCATCGTCATGCCGCGCGGCTGGCGCATGTCCCAGGCCAATCTCACCGCCTGACGGTAGGTCACGCATCGCGCGATTTCCGCCTTGTCTATGAACAGCATGGGTTCAGACGGGCGGATGCGCAGGAAATCGAGGCTAACCTCTTGTTCTCGCTGCATTTTGGAGTACGCCTAATAGGGAAATTTCATGGAGTAACAGCGTCGGTAACAGAGTCAGGACGTAGAGAATTTGCTCTGTTCCAACGCGACGAAACACGACATGACCGAGACCGAAAAGCTGCTGAACAACGCCCAGGACATCGCCCGCCGGGCCTTCGTGGACCCGAGCGAAGCCGCAGTGCTGGCCATCTTTGATGAGCTGCGCGCCGAGCGCGATCGCATGGCGTGGGCCACCGAGGGGCGCGACAACGCGACGGTGCATTGATGAGTTCATGCCGCCCTCGCCTCGCCGGCCAGCTCGGGCCAGATGCGCGCGAAGTCGTCGGGCCGCAGGTCCTGGCGCCGGCATTTCCCGCCGGTGATCAATTCGATATCCGCACCATTGAGGCCGGCCAGCTTGTAGCCGTAGGCGATCTGTCGGAGGTACCCGATGGACGTGCCGCGCGCAGCACACCGCGCTTCGGCTTCGGCTTTCGGGGTTTCGCGCAGCCACTGAAGCAGAGCTTCTACGGGGACGCGTGCCTGAGAATGGGGTTCTGTGCTCATGCCTGAAACTTTACCCGCAGGTAATCTTCCTTGGCAAGGAAAATGTTTACCCAGAGGTTGTTTACCCTCAGGCGCACGCCGGGCAACACTCCCCGTCATGCAGATGGACGACATTTACGCGACGCGCCTAGAGCGCTTTCGCCTCCTCATGGACGAGCGCTTTGGCGGCAAGCAGTCAGCCATTGCCAACGCCGTCGGCAAGCCGGCGAACTACGTTTCGCGGGTGCTGAGCGGGACAAAGAAGCTGGGCGAGGAAATGGTGCGCGAGTTCGAAGCGTCGCTGAGCCTCCCGCCCTATTGGTTCGACGGATCGAATGCCGGGGATTCCTGGCCGTTCGCCAGCGTCAGCCGCAGCGCATATGAGGCTCTGACGCTCGAGCAGCGCAGAGGCATTGAGCAATGGGTTGCACGCCAGGTCGCGGCGTATGGGGAACCGCCAAGTGTCAAAAGCGACACCGACGAAAAGGCCGCCTGAAGAGCGGCACCTTCGCCTTGTTCCAAGCTGTAGACCTTTCACCTAAGCATGGGAAAACTATGACAAAGCTGCTGGGAATCATCGCCACCGTGGTCTTGGCCGGTTGTGCCACATCCTCCAAGACGTATGGGCCGGACGGCCGGGAGGCTTACTCCCTGAATTGCTCCGGCGCCGCTATGTCGTGGGGCGCCTGCGAATCGAAAGCTGGCGATATCTGCGGCGCGCGCGGCTATACGATCGTGAGCCGCGGCAGCGATCAGAGCGCCATGATCGGCGGCGCGGCTTCTGGCTTCGGCGGCTCCAGTTCGGCGAACCGCAGCATGCTCGTGCAGTGCAAGTGAGTTCTGGCGATGCGCGCCTTTGACGTCATGCTCGATATGAACCGCGACGGCGCGGTCACCATTTCTGATGCGGTCCTATGGGTAAAGTGGCTTGCCTGCCTACCCGGGAACTTGGCTATGGAAGGGATGGCGCTCGTTCCCCGCATTTCCAATTTCTTCGAGATAAGAGCCTCGACGATGATGGGCTATGACAGCTTCTACGGCTGGCCCGCGTGGGTCATTTCAGTTCTCGCATGGTTGATACTCTTCGGATGGATCAGCGAGCTGTGGGATCCCACCCACAACGAACGCGCGCGGCAAGAGGCCGTTCGGAACACATACCGCAACTGACACACGCCCTGTAAGTAGAAGACTGAGCCCGCCACGCGCGGGCTTTTTCACGCCTGTTACAAAAAAGATTACCTTTAGGTGCATAAAATTCTTGCTGATAAATTTACCTGCGGGTAATCTCCTCCCAACGCCTCACCGCTCAAGCAATCGAGCACCGGGGCACGTTCTTTGACAACTTGGGATTCAGGAGAGGCGCGTCGGCTTAACGGCTGACCGCCAGTGTTCCCGCGCTACCAACGGCTGGCGATAGCCGGGCGCATCCTCAAGCGCCGCCGTCTGCGCCCTCCCCTGAATCTCCGGTTGTCGAAGCCACGCACTCACCACCCGGTGAGCAACAGGGAGAACAGCATGGCTACACCGCAACGAATCGCCCCGCCGTCGCTTAATCGTGGCGTGTTCGGCTGGGACTCGTGCCGCCTGGCCGACGCCTACAGCACCCAGGAACTGGCCGACGCCATCACCTGGATTGGCCAAGCCCCGTGCTGCGCCAACCCTGACACCGGTTCCATCTGGCTGCTGAACAAGAAGGCCCGCCGCATTAGCGAGCAATTGGCCTGGGCTGTCCGCCACCAGATGGAAGAGAAGCGCCGCGCCGAGCAATACCCCCTCGGCTATATGCAAGGCCGCGGCGCCGCCTAACCCCCCACCCCGCCCCGGGTGCCGGGGCTAGGAGACACCATGTCCATCATCTTCGACGCGACCACCGCCGAGCAGGCCATCAGCACGATGCAGGCCTATGGCGGCACGTTCATCAAGCAGCTTGCGCACCTGTGGTGCCTGGCTGACCCGGTCAACCGCGGCCGCCTGCAGCTGGCTTTCCGCGCTGAGTTCGACAAGTACGCCGAGGACGCCAAGATCCTGAAGCACTACCAGGGCATGGCGCGCGAGGCGGAATTGGCCGCGAGGAACTGAGCCATGAACGCCCGCCCTGAAATCCGCCTGACGCCCGAGCAGGAACTGCGCATGGACCTGACCTGGGATGTCCGCATGGCGCTGCGCCATGGGATGCAGGAAGTCGTGCGCTACTGCGGCACCGGCGAGAACCGCCAGCCCGCCGCGCACGCGGTCTACGAGGACAGCATCGGCGATCCGGCGCTGACCGAAGCCTTTGAGGCGGTGGCCAAGGCCTATGCCCTGGGCAACACGTTCGGCCGCATCGGCGAGCTGTTCACCAAGTTCATGGACGGCGCCAGCGCGCACTACGTCGAGACGCTGGCTGACGCGATCGAAGATCCGGATCGCCAGCTGGATGTGTCTTTCGAAGAGGCGTTGCGCAAATGACCGCCGCCATCTGGACCCTGTGCGCCCTCTATCTGATTGCCCTGATCGGCGACGCCTTGATGGCTCGCTGCTGGAGAGACGAATGACGACGAAACACACGCCGAGCCCGTGGCGCTACGAGCCGGGTCGGGACAGCCGGCCGCCCTATGTGATCCGTGGTTCCGAAGGCGGTTTCGTGGTGGTGGGCATGACGGCCGATCGCCAGGAAGCCGACGCTGCACTGATCGCCGCCGCTCCGGAGCTGCTGAAGGAAGCCGAAAGCGCGGTTCGTCGGATCGACTGGTTTCTGGATGCGAACCCGGACCACGTCGACAGCACGCTCAACGTCATCCGCCAGGACCTGCGCGCCGCCATCGCCAAGGCCAAGGGAGAGCAGCAATGACCACGATCAACGACGGCGGCCCGGCGTTTCCTCGCGACGAGCGCCACATTGGCCACAACGGCATGCCCCTGCGCGACTACTTCGCGGCCAAGGTCGCCGTCAACGATACGGATATCACCGTTTCCTACGGCGAGGCCGTTGTGGGCCGGAAGATGCCCGACTACGCCCGAGACCCTATGGCGAACGCGGTGTTCTGGGCCGATGTTCGAGCGCGCCTTCGCTATATCGAGGCCGACGCCATGATCCGCGCCCGAGGTGCCCAATGATCCGCCGCCTCCTACGCGACCGCGACGCGCGCCTGTCCGCCTTCATCGTCGCCGCTGTGCTTACCGCCCTGGTCTTCGGCTACGGCGAGCGCCAGCAGCGCGACGAATCCACCCTCACCGCCTGCGAAGGCTGCGGCAAGACTGCCGTGGCCGCCAAGGAATGACCATGCACCGCATCCCCCACGGCGGCCCCGGAGAAATCGCGCCGGTAGACGAGAAGACCACGGGCGACCGCTTCGAGAACGCCATCCGCGCGATTGGCGTCGTCGCCGCGTGCGAATGGTTCGGCCACGCCGCCGACAGTGAATTCACCGCCGACACGATCCGCGAGCTGCGATTGCGGTCGGGCGTCCCGGAGTCCGAAGCATGAACGCCATCACCGAACCCGTCGCCCTCATCGACGCGCCGTGCACGATCGACGGCCAGGACATCGAGGCGTACCACCGCGGCGCCGGCATCAGCAAGACCGGCCTGGACCACGTGGCGCGCTCGCCTGCCACGTTCTACGCCCTGCACCTGGATCCGGCCCGGCCGCCCGAGAAGGAGCGCGTCGGCCAGCTGGAAGGCCAACTCGCGCACTGCGCCATCCTGGAGCCGGTTGAGTTCGACAAACGCTACGCCGTGCTGCCCGCTGACGCGCCCGATCGGCCTACCGAAGCCATGCTCAACGCGAAGAACCCCAGCGAGAGCAGCATTGCGCGCCAGAAGTGGTGGGCCGAATGGAGTGAGACGAGCCAGGGCCGAATCATCATCACCCACGACCAGCGCCAGACTGCGCTGCGCCAGGCTGAAAGCGTGCGTCGCCTGCCGGACGTGGCCGAAGCGCTGGCTGCTGGCCGCCCCGAAGTGTCCGCCTACTGGATCGACCCTGACACTGGCGTGCTGTGCCGCTGCCGACCTGACTGGGTCCACCCGGCCGGCGACAACGGCGTGATCCTGCTGGACGTCAAAACTTACAGCGACGCCAGCCCGGCCGAGTTTGCCCGGCAGATCGCCCGCAAGCGCTACCACGTGCAGGACGCGTTCTACAGCGACGGCTTCGCGCGCGCCAGCGGCTTGGAAGTCCTGGCCTTCGTCTTCGTGGCCGTCGAGACGGAATGGCCGTATGCGGCCAGCGCCGTGATGCTGGATGCGCCCAGCAAGGCGCAGGGCATGCAGCAGGTCCGCCGTGACCTGGCCGCCTACGCCGCCTGCCTGGCCACCAACGAATGGCCGGGACACGGCACCGGCATCCATCAAGTCTCCCTGCCCGCCTGGGCGCTCACCGACGAATAACAGGACCGATCATGTCCCAAACCACCTCCCTCGCGGACCTCAAGAAGACCTCCAAGATGGTCGCGTCCCAGGCCGGCATCGGCCAGGTCAAGGCGTTCATGGAGTCGCAGAAGGCCACCCTGGCCGCCGTGCTGCCGCGCCATGTCAGCCCGGATCGCATGCTCAAGATCGCTCTGGGTGCCATGCGCACAACGCCCAAGCTCATGGGCTGCACTGTCGAATCTTTGATGGGTGCCGTAGTGCAGGTGTCCCAGCTTGGTCTGGAGCCCAACACGCCCCTGGGACATGCCTACCTGATCCCGTTCGAAAACCGGCAGAAGAACACCACTGAGGTGCAGATCGTGCTGGGCTACAAGGGTCTCATCGATCTGGCGCGCCGTTCTGGACAGATCGTGAGCATCGGGGCGCACGAAGTCTGCGCCAACGACCATTTCGAATACGCCTACGGCCTGGACGAGCGTCTGGAGCATCGCCCCGCCTTGGGCGAGCGTGGCGAAATCATCGCCTTCTACGCGGTCGCCAAGCTCGTGGGCGGTGGCCACGCCTTCGAAGTCATGAGCAACCAGCAGGTGCTGGACATCCGCGACGCCTCCCAAGGCTGGAAGCAGGCCAAGCGCTACGGCAAGACCGAGAACACCCCATGGGGAGGCCATTACGCCGAAATGGGCCGCAAGACGGTTCTGCGCCGCCTGTTCAAGTACCTGCCGGTGAGCATCGAACTTGCCAACGCCGCCGCGCTGGACGACCTCAACGCCCGCGGCGAATCGCAGGCGCTGGACAACGTACTGGACGGCGACTACATCACGCCCGCCCCGAGCGATGACGACGACGGGCCGGTCGCCGCCGCGGGCACCTTCGACCCCGCGCCCATCCTGCAGATGATCGCCGCCGCGGCGGACCTGGACGCCCTTGCCATGGCCGGCGAAGCGTTCCGCGATGCACCGGACGAGCACTACGACGCGCTCAAGAAGGCCTACGACAACCGCCGCGCCGAACTGGCGCCGGCCGCCTGATCCCTCCCCCAGCCCTAGGAGCAATCCCGCATGTTCTCGATCACCGAGCAAACCGCAACCCTGGCGCACATCAACGTGCGCACCGAGCGCCACGGCGAAGAGCCGGCCGGCGCTGCCGACCTGAAGATCAGCTTCACCGATGGCAACGGCGTGCTGTCCGAATTCCATCCGGTGCTGCGCTCGTTTCTGTACAAGCAAGAAGAATCGCCAGAGCAGGGCGAAATGCCCGTGGGCGATGCGCTGACGGTGCGCCGCTTTGGCGACCTGATCGAGAAGATCCGCCTCAAGCATGAACTCATCGGCGCTTCCGTCGTGATCGGCTTCGGCCTGGGCGGCGCTTCCGATATCGAGCTCGACCCCGCCGATGTGGACGGATTCGCTGCGGAGCTCATGGAAGGAGGGAGCGTTGTCATCACCTTCCGCGTGAAGTGCCATCCGAGCGGCGAGCAGGTCAAGAAGCTCTACGAGGTGCTGGGCAACGACATCACGATCAGCATCACGCCGGCGGCCGAGAAGCAGGGTTCGCTGGGCCTGAACCTGGAGCCGGAGACGGCGTAAATCCTTTCCCAACGCAGCACCCGATAGGAGCAGTGCATGAACAACATCACCTCGCCGCGCACCGATGACGCCGGTATCGAGCAGGAAATCCAGGCCAAGGGCAAGACCGCCTCACGCGTCACACCGGCGGACATCGAGGCGAACATCGCCAGCGAGCACTATTTCACGGCTGCCGATGGCGTGGCCGGCTATCACCCAGCGCTTTATCACCTGGTGAGCGGAGCGACCGACCAAGCCAAATATGAATGGGACCGCGCGCGCGCCAAGGTCGATTCCGACGTTCCTCAATCGCTGCGCCTGCTGACGTTCTGCGTCCTGGTGCTGCGCAACGGCTTCACCGTGACCGGCGAGAGCGCGTGCGCCAGCCCCGAGAACTTCGACGCCGAGATCGGCCGCAAGATCGCGCGCCAGAACGCTGTGCAGAGGATCTGGCCTCTGATGGGCTACGAGCTGCGCACGCAGTTGGCACGCCCGGCACTGACCGAAGCTGACGCTGCCGCAGACCTCGCAGGCCAGCCGCGCCCCAGCGCCGCGTAACCCTTTCGGCCGGCCCGGCGGCGGGGCTTCCCCTCCCTGAGCCATCCTCACCGCTGCCGGTGCCCGGCCTCCTTATTCCGAGAACGACGATGAGCAAACGCTACGGACGAAATCAGCGGCGGCGCGCACGCGAGCGCATCGCCCAGTTGGAGCTGTCGAACGGCATGGGCCAGAGCCTGCTTGAGTGCGCGCACCGCAGACTGGCAGAGGCGGAAGCAGTGATCGACCACGCAAGGAGCGTTCTCGGCCATGACGTGGCGCTGCCGCCGCTCATGCGCGGTGACCACCCGATGCCCCTGGGCGGTGACTTCCGCATCGCGGATCCGAACGTCCGCATACCCGCGTATTGGCCTGGGTCCGAGTCCGTGTCCGTGACGATGGAAATGAAGTTCCTCCAGATGCGTGAACTGGTGGCTTTCATTGAACACCAAGACCTGAGCCGCGCCGTTCATTTCTATGTGCAATTGGATGACGGTCAGGCCGCCTACGCGATTGATGACCGCGCCTTCAGCAGCATGCGCCGCGATCACCTCGAAGCCACTTTGCGCGGTCCCATCAGCCAAGCCCTGGCGCGCCACCTCGCAGATTTCCTCAAGAGCCGTTGACCATGCCCCACGCCCGCAAACCCCGCCGCAAGCAGTACCGGCCCATCGTGCCGCGCATCCCCGTCATGGGCCCGCTGCGCGACGAGTTCGGCATGAGCCTGCACACGGCACTGTCCTGCCTGGAGCATGCCCCTACGGAGGACGCCTGGAACACGCTGGCGCGGTCGTTCAACCTGCTGCAGCTCACTCTGGAACACGATGAACGCCACGCCCATGAAGCCCGCCTGATCACCGGCGGCGCGGCCGCGCTCATCCAAATAGAGAAGCGGGCTTGCCGCGGCGTGATCCTTCACGACTACGAGCTGGCGCCCATCCGCGTCGGCGTCAACACCATCGACGGCCTGCTGGGGAAGCTGGACGTCATCAAGCTGAACTACGCACGCATGCGCCTGAACGCCATGCAGACCCAAGGAGCCTGACCATGACCACCCCCCTCCCCGCCGGCTGGAAGCCGATTGAATCAGCGCCGAAGGACGGCACCGAGATCCTGGCCTGGCGCGAAGACTGCGGCCAGTTCATCGCCAGCTACACGTCTGCCGATGCGTTCCCGATGACGCAGGACGAGCTTGACGCCATGGACGAGGAAACGCTGTTCGCCAAGGACTGGTTCACGCAGTGGCCGGACGCGACCCGCCTGGATGGCAGTGAAGTGCCCACGCTCTGGCAGCCGCTACCCGCTGAACCCTGCCCGACCTGCAATGACCAGGGCGCAGTCGGCAACGTCCTGACCGCCGAGCCGTGCCCTGACTGCACCCCTCCCGCCGCTCCCACTTTGTCCAGCTTGCGTGGGTTTGCACCGGAAGCTTGCGACGGAATG